AGCTCGAGGACTACGTCATGCCGGCGTTCTTCGCGCAGCTCCCGCAGACCTGGTTCGAACAGTCGGACTGGAGCGAGGATCGTAAGACGCTTGTCTTGCCCAACGGCGCGCAGGTGGGCTTTCGATCGTTCGACGACCCAAACAAGGCCGTCGGCGCCACGCTCGATTGGCTCTGGCTCGACGAAGCGCGGAAAATGCAGGAACTGGCCTGGCAGCTCGCCCGCGCGATGCTCGTCGTCAAAAACGGCGCGTGCTGGGTCACCTCGTCGCCCGACTGGGGCGAGGACTGGTGTCACCGCAATTTCTGGATTCCCGCGGCCGACGGCCATCCCGGGTTCTGGGCGGCCAGCTTCAAGACCATCGACAACCCCGTGATCAATCCGGCCATCATCGAACGCGACCGCGCGACGATGCCGCCCGAGCTCTTCCGCCGCGAGTACGAGGCGTCGATCGAATACCCAACGGGCACCATCTACGGCGACCTGGTGGACCGCTGCGTCGCCGACGACGACCAGATCCGCCGCTGGATTCCCGAGTGGCCGCACATCTCGACCAATCGCCCGCGGATTATCGCGCTCGACCCCGGCTCCGACCATCCGTTCGCGGCCACCGACATCGTGGCGACGCCCGCGGGCCTGGTGATCGCGCACGAATACGAACAGCGCCAGAAGCTCTTCAAGACGCACGCCTCGAGCATCCTCCAGCTCGTGACGCCGCTCGGCGGCGACGTGCGGTGGTGCATCGACCGATCGCAGAAACAGGCGGCGTACGAGCTGTCGCAGTACGGGATCTTCGCGCAGGGCGCCGAGAACGACGTCGACGCCGGCATCCAGCGCGTGTACGCGTGGCTCGCGAGCGGCCAGCTCCTCATCAGCCGGAAGAACTGCCCGCTGACCGCGCGCCGGCTCAAGGCGTACCGGTACGCGGAAGGCCAGGAAACGCGGCACGGCCTCACAAAACCCGAGCCCTACAAAAAAGACGACGACCTCTGTGACGCCGTCCGGTACGGGCTGATGACGTGGCCGGAGCTGCCGAAGAAAGGCCCGGCGCTCGAGGCCGCGGGCCCGCGTCAGCAAGCGGTCCTCACGCAGAAAGAACGCTGGGAGCTCGAGCTCAACAGCGATGCGCCGCTCTCGACCGACGGCCTGGTCCGCGTGACGGACAGCTTCGACCCGATCGACCCCGGGTACCGGCGCGTCGGCGACGGCGGCGTCGGCCAATTCTTCGACTGAACGCTTGACGATACGGCCGAGGCTCCGTAGACTGTCGGCCCATTACCGATGGGCTGGCGCCTGGTCCGCACGAAGGACTTCGACGAGCTCCGCGACGCGCTGAAAACCGAACGCGCGCTGACGGCCACACTCCAGACCCACCTCCGCGAGATGGAACGCACGGCCGGCGATCTGAAAGCTGATGCGCGCGCGGCGCAAGCGACCCGGGACCAGGTGCTGATTCGCCTCAATCAGCTCGAGGCCGAACAAGCCCAGGTCCGCAGTCGCGAAAAGGGCATCAAAGCGGTCGCGCCGCTGCAGGTCACGAGCAATCAGCCGGCCATTCCCTCGGGAGGCACCGTGAGTTTTGAAGACGTGGGCGACGAACGCGCGGCCGAGCTCAAGGCCGCCGGGCTCCTGCACGACGTCGACGAAAACGACGGCGTCGGCGGGATGGACGCGCTCGAGGCGCGGGTCCCGCTCTAGCCCATGTTTCCCCCCGGCTCGGATTCGCAGGCTCCCCTGGGCGGCGCGGCCGGCATGTTGGCCGGCCTGACGATGCGCTCGCCGATGATGCAATCGGCGCCGATGCAGCTCCGGCCCGTCCCGGGCCAGGACCAGGCCGAGAACCCGTTCTACGCGGCCCTGGCCGGCGGGGACCGGGACGCCGAACAGACGTTCCGCAAGGTCTACCAGGACGTCCGCCAGGCCTCGCTCGAGGGCCGCTCGCTGCTCGAGAAATCGTGGTGGGAAAAGCTGCTGTACGTCAACGACCGCCAGTGGATCGTCTACACGGCGCGGAACGGCTGGGTCGACAAGCGCCTGGAACGCTGGATTCCCCGGCCCGTCACGAACATTTGCGCGCCGACCGTCGAAACGATTCGCGCGATGCTCTCCGGCTCGCAGCCGTCCGCGCGGTGTCGCCCGAACGGGCCCGACCCCATCAACGCGACGACCGCCGGCATTGTCGACCAGCTCGGCCCCGTGATGCAGGAAGAGCACGAGATGGCGCGGGTCTATTTCGAGGCCGATTGGTGGGCCCCGACGCTCGGCTGCCTCTGGCTCCATCCCCACTGGGACCGCGACGACGTCACGAACAAGGAATTCGTCCAGGCGATGCAATGCCCGAGCTGCCAGTACCTGGCGCACCCGCTCGACCTGGCGCCCCAGGGCGACCTGGAGGCCTGCCCCCAGTGCGGCGGGGAGACGGCGGCGTTCCGGCTCGCGGAAGACGCCGGCGGCAAGGTGGGAAGCTGGGAAGTGATCGGGAAGGGTGTGACAGACGTGGTCACACCGTTAGAAATCCTGATTCCGACCTACTTCCAACGCTGGCCGGACGTGACCGAGCTCATTCGCCTGCGGTGGCGGCCGATTAACTACTACGACGGCCGGCCGTACCGGAATGAAATCCGCGGCACGACCCAGCCCCAAGACAATTCGCTGGCGATGTACCGCTCGCTCGCGACCATGACCGGGGCCACCAAGGGCGTGGCGGCGGGGACCCAGATCCAACAGTCGAAAGTCGAAGGCGTGGTGGAGGCCGAGCTCTGGAAAAAGCCGTCCGCGGAGTACCCGCAAGGGCTCTGGGGACGCCTGGTCGGCGGCACCAACGGGAATGCCTTCCTCATCAACGACCCGGAGCGCGGGATCGTGCCCGGGCCGCTGCCGTACGTCGATCGCGTGGAGAAAAAGCCGCTCTGGCCGTGGGCGTACTACCCGTACCGGTACTCCGGCGGGAAGCTCTTTCCCGAGGGCGCGCTCCTGGGCCTCATCCAGAAGCAAAACGCCATCAATCGCAACGATTCGATGGTCGAACTCGCCATGCAGCGCATGGCCAACCCGATTTGGCTCGAGCCGAAGGGCGCCGAAGTGCAACGGCTGACCGGCGAGCCCGGGATCGTGGTCCGGTACTCGACTGTAGCGGGCACGACGGCCAAACCGGAGCGCCTGGAGGGCCTCAATCCGCCGCAGGCCTTCTTCACGCTCCGCGCGCAGCACTTCGAAGACGCCGAACGGCTCGCCGGCACGCGCGACGTGCTCAAAGGGCAGACCCCGACGGGCGTCGAAGCGTTTTCGGCGCTCAACCTGCTCGTCGAACAGTCGCAGAAGGGCTTTACGTCGCTCTTCAAGCAACGCGGCGAGGCTCATCGGGTCTGTTTCGAGCTCCAGGTGTTGCTCGAGCGGTCGTACGGGCCCCAAACGCGCATCCGGGCCGTGGCGGGGAAGAACAATAACTACACGTTCCTCACGTTCAACCGCCAACAGCTCGACGGGTCGGTGTCGATCATCATCGAAGACGGATCGGAGACGCCCAAGACGGCCCTGGGCCGCCGCGCGGCGTATTCGGACGCGAACAACCTCGGCGTCTTCAAAATGCCGCCCGCGCAGCAGTACAAGGCGCTCGATCAGCTCGGAATTCCCGACGCGGCGCCGGCGCTCGACGTGCACACGCGCGCGGCCATCAACGAGCAGGAGCAATACCTCGACTGGGTCAAGGGCGGCCGGACAGGCAACAAGGGCGTCAACCCGCTCCGCGTCGACGCCTGGCAGAATCACCCAATCCACATCGAACAGCTCGATTTGTGGGCCAATAGCGACGAAATCCGGCAAATGACGCTCCTGGACCCGGACGTGAGCCAGGACATCCTGAAACACCGCGTGGAGCACGTCGCGGCGACCACGAACATCTTCGGGATCCCCACCGGCCAGGCCGGCATGGCCCCAGGAGCGGGGGCGCCGATGGGCGCCAGGCCGCCTGGACCGGGGGGATCCGCACCCGCGCCGCCGGGCCCGCAGCCGCCCCAGCCCGTGGGCGCCGATCGCGCCATGATGAATTCGAACCGCGAGTCCGGCCATCCGGACACGCTGCCGGGCCACCCGAACAACAACGGCGCCGGCAACATGGGCGCGCCGGCCTAGAGTTGGACCCTCGGGTCCAAATTGTCCCTCCCGGACCAAATTTGACGTTACGGGTCACAGTCCCGTAATCTCTCGCGCCAGATCCCGCGCTGGAACCAGACCAGCACAACAAAAGGGAAGGATCACGATGCGAAAGGCCCTGTTTTACCTGTGCTACGCGCCCGAAGGCGCACCGTCTGGCGGCGGCCCCGCCGGCGCTCCCGACCCAAGCCCGTCACCTGCACCCGCACCCGCCGCACCGGCGCCGTCCGGTGGAGGGGCGCCTGGCTCGAGTGGGACGCCTGGAGGACCAGCCTCGCCGGCGTTTTCCTACCCCGAAGATCGGGGCGATTGGATTCCGCCACACCGTTTCAAGGAACACCGTCAGCAGCTCGAGCGATTGCAGCGCCAGTACGACATTGCCCAGGCGCGCGTCCGGTCGCTCGCGGGTCTCGAGCCGGAAACCCGGCGCGACCCCGCGCAGGAACAGCTCCGGAACGCGTTTTCCGAAGTGATGCCGGAGCTCAAGCTGTTGAGTAATCCCAATCTCCAGAAAGTGCTCGAGCTCGCCGAATCTGGCCAGCTCGACCAGGTGCTGGGATTGGAGCGCGCGTACTGGGGCCGGCAGGCCCACAGCTACGGGCGTCAGCTCGTCGACACCTACGCGAAGGCCATTGAGGTCGACGCGAAGACCCTGCCCCCAACGACGATGCGCCGCATGGCCACGTTGTTCCAGCAATTCGTGGGGGAGGACCCGACGGGCGAACGGGTGGCGCGGTACGAGAACGAAGACCCGGAATTGCTGTCCGAATTCGTTAAGGACATGACCGGGGTGTTCATCGAACCGCAGCGACGCGCCGCCGTGACGGCGGCCGCCGCGACCGTGGAAGGCAATCGCCGACTGCCGCAGCAGGGTCCGCGCGGGGGCGTCCCGCCGCCGACCCCCGCACCGAAACTCGGGGCCAAAGAACGACGCGAAGCCGCACGCGAATTTGTGCGGCAGAAGGCCGGCCAGTAGGGCCGGTCCATTCGAGGACCTACACCCATGCGTTATCCGACCCGTTACCAGACCCCCGCCTCCCGCTGGGACTGGCTGACGTCCCCCTGGTTCCGCGTCACGCTCGCCGCGATCGCTCTGGTCGTCTTTGCCTTCAAGGGCAATCACGCGGCCGGCGCCGGCGTCGCGATGCTGGCCCTCACGACCGACGGCGGCACGGCCACGATCGACGGCCTGCTCCGCGAGTTCTACGACGACGAGTTCATCGCGGAAGGCGTGAACAACAAGAACCCGCTCAAGGACGTCATCGAAGACAAGATGATGGAGAAGACCTACGGCGGGCGCCACGTCGTGTACCCGTTCCACACCGCCCGCAACCGGTCGCCGTTTGCCTCCGCTGAGTACGGCCTGTTTGCCGAGGCCGACGTCCAGACCGTGATCCAGGTCGTCGTGGAAGCGCGAAAGATGATGGCCCGGACCATCCTGACGCCGGAAGCGATCGCCGACTCGGCGCGCTCGGAAATGGCGTTCGAAGACGCGGAAGAATTGAACTTCACGAAGATGATCGACGACCTGGCGCGGCGCGACGAGCTCTTTACGTCGTACTCGGGTCGCGGCACCCTCGCGCTGATCAACACCGCGACCCCGAACGCCTCGTCGACGATGGCCGTCGACGCGCCGGCGGGCATCACCGGATCCGTCTTCGGAAACCGGTTCTTCCAGTCGGGGACCTATGTCGGCGCCATCAACCCGGCGACCGGCGGCCTCCGCGCGACGATCCGCAAGGTGCTCTCGCTCTCGAGCGACGGCAATTCGATCGTCATGGACGACGTCGGCGGCGCGACCTGGGCCGAGAACGACATCTTGGTCAAGGCCGCGAACGCCAACGTCACCGACGCGATCAACACCGAGTACGAAAACTGGTGGTGGGGGATGCTCGGCATCTTCGACGACGGCACGTATCGCGCCGACTACGGCGGCATCGACCGCACCGTGATCGACAACGCGAACACGTACGTCAACCCGTCGACGGGCACCCTCTCGATCGACACGCTGCAGATGCTGGCCGACGCCATGGACACCCGCTGCGGCGGGATCACGTCCCTGATGCTCTGCCACAACAGCGTTCGCCGGCTCGTGATCAAGCTCACCCAGCCGGACCGCCGGTACATGGGCGAGAGCCTGAGCAAGCCGGACCCGGGCACGGTCGCATTCAAACAGGGCGACATCACGATCGGCGAAGTGCCCATCAAGGCGATCCGGGACTTCGCGTTCGGGACGCTGCTCGGCATCGACGTCGAAGGATCGAAGCTGCGCCGCTACGTGTCCACGAAGGGCGAGTGGGTCCGGTGGAAGGACGGCGACATCGCGAAGCCGGTCGGCATCGGCGCCGACGCGCGCGACGCGTTCGAAGCGTGGTACCGGATGCGGTACCAGAACTGGGCGAAGGAGCCGGCGTACGCGTGGCGTGCGGACGGCATCACCGGCGCGACGATCCCGATCGTCCGGCCGCTGGGCGACCAGTAAACAGACCGACCGCGGGGCGTTGCTGAAACTCGTGCCCGCGGAATGGTGAACGGTGGGGGCCGGCGTACCCGACGGGGGCGCCGGCTCCCGTATTTGGAGGCCAGATCATGGGATTTCTCGGCGATATGCTCAACGGCGGCCGACGTCGGACCCTGGGGATCGACATCAGCCGGCAGATCGAAGTCATCAACCGCACCTCGCGCCGCCTGACGGCCACCGTCGACGGCCGGACCTTCACGCTCGAGCCAGGGAAAAACATGCTGCCGTCGGTCGCGGTGATCTACGCGATCCGCCAGAACCCGCGCTGGGGCACGTTCGACGAAAGCGGCTTGACGGGCGAGTCGTTGATCGCCGTCCCCGGCTTCACGCCCGAGAGCGAATGCGGGATGATCGAGCCGAGCAAGGAACACAAGGGCAAGGAGCGGTTTGACCGCGACGCGAACCCGCTCCCGGGCCCGCACCAGACGATCACGCTGCCCAAGCGCGCCCGGCCGGACGAACAGCTCGACCTCAGCCAGGAGAAGAGCGCGATTGAAGTGGCCAACGACAGCCCGGAGACCTTCCGGTTGCCGCCGACCCAGTGAACACGACGTACCTGGACCTGCCGTCCCCGTTCGGCCTGGCGAAGCTCTCGGACAGCTTCTGCAAGGTCATCGCCGCGTACGATCCGGACCTGGTCATCTTCCCGTCCCAGAAACACCCGTTCTATCGCCTGGCGCGCCCGGTCCGGCACGGCAGCGTCCGCAATTGGACGCTCTACAAGAAACTCCCCGGCGTGACCGACGACATCCGGATCATGCTCGACCGGCAGCTAATCGCGCTGCCCTTCGCGCTGCCGGCGAAGATTGCCACGGGCAGCCCAGAGCACGTCGTCGCGACGATTCGGGCCCGGGATACCTGGGCGTTTGGCGGCCCCAATGGCGCGGGCGATCGGGCCGCGGACGCGCTCGAAGCGAAGGAAAAAGCGACCCAGAAAGCCATCGACGACCGGTACACCGACGAGATGCGCCAACGAAAAAAGGCGGCCGGGATTGCATTTTTGTATCGAACTGGTGCTAGAGTGTCGCTCGTCAGCCCGCGGCGCATGGTCGCGCCGCCGGAATCCTCGACGCAGACGGGGCCGGATCGACAGGACCCGGCCGGCTGCTCGACGCAGGAGCCCTGATGTCCCTCTCGCTCAAGACCCCGACCCTCGCCAAGCAAGCGTTTTTCCGATCGGCCGTCATTTCGAGCGGCGGCGCGATTCTCGGCCTGGCCAACGCGCTCTTCTCGTACCTGAACCAACAGGGCGCGATGCCGGCCGGCGGCCCCGAGCTCCAGATCACGAGCGACGGCCCGCTGACGTCGACCGAGTCCGTTTTTGCGGACGCGCCCTGCAAAATCTTTGGGATCGCCATCTACAAGCCGACGGCGACCGCGACGTTCTTCAAGGCCACCGACAGCGCGACGACCAGCTCTGATGCGGACTCGGAAATCCGCCAGAAGGTCGCCGGCGCCGGCAACTCGATGCTGCTCGCCTATCCCAAGGGAATGGCGATGGCGGCCGGCGTGACGTGCCAGGGCAACACGGCCGCCTCGACCGGCACCGGCTCGGGCGCGAACGGCCCGGTCGTGACCATGGTCATCGGCAGGCCCTAACGGGGTAGAACGGGCGGGGGCTGACACCAGCCCTCGCCCTTCCCAATGCCACTCTTCCCCACGTCCGACAGCGTCGACAACATCTCGGTCCAAGGCCCGGGCGGGGTCGCGCGCCCCGCGGCGGGTCTGAGCTTCGACTCGGACACCCAGGACCTCCTGATTCGCGATCCGATCACCCAGGAAATCGTCCGCGCGGCCACCGCCCGGAAGATGATCAAAGTCGACATCGTCCACCCGGCCGGCGGGGCGGTGGAGACCGACGCGTTCCTGCTCGAGACCCGCAGCATCGTCACGCAGATGTACCTGAACGTGATCACGCCCGAGGTGACCGGGAACACGAAGACACTCTTCGTGGGCCTCAAAGCCAGCGAGGGCGGCGACAGCCAAGGGTTCGCCACGTTTTCGGTGGCCACCGCCGGCGTCTTCATTCCGCGCCTGGACGCGCAGTCGCTGAATACGTACCTGAAAGACACGGCGGCCATTGCCGGCGGCCCGGGCGCGGAAGTCTCGCACTCGCAGGCCCCGTACCAGACGGTGAGCAACGCGGCGCGGACCGTCACCTACACGGCCGGCAGTAACAATTTCGCCGAGCTCGTCGCCGAGCTCTGGATTGAGGTCGTGTTGTTCGCTAGCGTGTAATCCCTTCGGTCACCCTGCCCCGCGGCCGCGCCTGCGGGGCGTTTCTCAGGAGATGCGCGAATGTCCACTCGCTACGTCAAATCCGGCACCAACGCGGCCGATGTCGCCCAAGCCATTCCGTCCGGCGCCTCGCTTTCGGGCGACTCCGCCGGCTTCGCGTACCAGGAAGACATCCAGGCCCTCGCCGTCCGCGACCCGGTCACGAATGACCTACTCCGGATCTTCACGAGCCCCGCCGGCGAGTCGGTCGCCGAGCGGATCAAGGTCATCCCGATCACCGTGGTCGCGTCGACCGCCGAGCAAGACACCGGCGTCGACCTGCCGGCGACCGCGGTCGTCCTCGACGCGTACGTCCAGGTCCTCACCGCCGAGGCCACCGGCACCACCAAGACGGTGGACGTCGGCACGCTCTCGACCGAGTCGGGCGGGGACGCGGACGGGTTCCTCGACGGCATCAGCGTCGCGACCCCGACGGGCGTCAAGGTGCCCTCGCTCGTCGCCGGCGCGGTGACGCGCGGCGTGCTCCTCAAGGAAACCGTGACGGACAGCGCGTCGGCGACGCACTCGTCTCCGCTGCCCTACACCACGGCGGCGCACCCCTCGGCGCGCTCGATTTCGTACACGCTCGGGTCGAACGATTTCGTCGAACTGGTGGCGAAGATCGTGATCCGGTACCTCGAGTTCGGCATCGCGTAGGGCCATCTCCGTTTCGCGCGGGGCGCGGGCGCTGGGAACGGCGGCCGCCCCGGCTGCCGGGCTCTCGGCCCCGCGCGGACGGGACTTTGGGGGAGATTGAGGCATGAGCCAAATGGGACGCCTGCATTACCTGTTCACGCAGTTTTCGCGGCTCGTCAGCGAGGCCCTGACCAGCGAGACCAGCAAGACCCTCGCGACGACCGACGACTACACCACCAACCCGTACGTGTTCAAAGCCGCGCCCGGGGCGGGGTTTAGCTTCTACGTCACGCGCATCGTCTTCGCGGTGACCACGGCTGACAAGACCAAGAGCATTCAGATCCTGGCCGGGTCGACCGTGATCGCGACGATTCTCGGGACCCAGGACCCGACGGCCGCGAACAGCGTCGTCGGCGTCGCGCCGATCGTGGATTTCGGGCCGGACGGCTTCAAGTGCCCGGCCAACCAGGCGCTGCAGCTCAAGAACAGCGCGACCGGCCTGGCGGGCTCGATCTTCGTGATGGGCTACTCGCGGCAGAACCCGACGACGTAGACTAGCGCGCGATGGCCACGGTCATTCAGGAGATCATCGACGGGGCGCGGATTGACCTGCTCGCCGACGGCAACGTCCTCGCGGGCAACGTCAAGGACGAGTACTGGACCGATGACGAGCTCTTCGGGCACTTCCGCGACGGCGCGAAGGAAATGTGGCGCGCCATCCTCGACCTGTACAAGGGCCACTTCCTCACCATCGACAAGACCAGCATGTCGATCGCGGCGGACAACGACCTGGTGGTCGGGGTGCCGGAGGGGCTCTTTCGCGTCGACCTGATTCGCCCGCGCGTGATCGGCTTCCAGTCCGGCTCGCGCGGGCTCGTCTTCAAGCCCGTCGACAACATCACCCACCCGCGCTTCGTCCAGGCCCAGGCCTACGGCTCCGTCTCCGCGCGGAACAACGTGATTTGGTACGCCGTGATCAATGCCGGCTCGCCGACGACGACGCCCGACATCATCATCGCGCCGACGCTCTCGTCGGACCTGGACCTGTACGTCGGCTATGAGGGCATCCTCCCGCCGACGCTCTCGATCGACTCGGTCAACCCCATCCCGGGCGAGGCCGACCGCGCGCTCCGGGCCTACACGGCGGCGTACGCGCGCTGCAAGGACCGCGAGGACCGCAGCCCGGATCCGGAGTTTCTGTCGATCTACGCGACGGAGAAAAAGGGCATTCTCACCGCCCTGACGCCGCGCTCCATTCAGGAGGCCGAGACCGTCGTCGGCATGTGGGAAGCGACCGACGCCGGCGACGGCATCGGGTACTGACCCGTGGCCGACGAACAGCCCGAATACCTCCTCGGCGACCGCGGCGTCAACATCGTCGCGTCGCCTCTCCACACGCCCGAGCATGGGCTCCTCGTCGCGAAAAACGTCGAATTCAAGCGCGTCATGGGGATCGGGGGCATCGGCACCCGCGACGGGATCCGGTTCCTCAATGAAGACGTCCTGGCCGGGCCCGTGATGGCCCTGGTCGACGTGCCGCTCGACACCGACATCATTCCGGGCGGGGGCGGCGGCGGGACGCGCGCGACAGGCATCTACCTCGCCATCAACCCTGGCGGCGGCGGCGAGCTCTGGCTCTACTCGGCCGACGGCATCACGTTCAGCCTGGTCCCGACGGCGACGCTGCCCTACGGCTGCGGCCCCATCTTCGCGGGCTCCGTCCAGGGCTACCCGGGCCATCGCGTCCTCACGCGGAGCGGGGTGCTCTTCTTCGTCTCGGTCGACCCAGTGCCCGGGAGCGTCTCGCTCGTGTCGTACGACGGCGCGACGGTCCTGGTCCGCGTGCCGGCGTTGCCGGCTCAATTGACCGTGGCGCCGTTGTCGGATTTCAGCGACATGATCGTCGGCGACGGCGGGATCTACTTCGTGTCGCGCGCCGGCAGCTCGCCGGCCAATTCCGCGCCGTACTTCTACAACCCGACCACGGGCGCGGTGACCGCGCTCGCGATTGCCTCGAGCCCGCTCGAGACGGGCAACGTCGAAAGCCTCACGGCGGGCCTCGGCTTCCTGTGGTGGAACGACGGCCAGGGCCAGATCCTCCGCGCGCAGCGGCCCGGCGGCGCGATGGTGTTCTTCCAGACGGCCCCGCTCGACGTGAACAACGCGTTTGCGGGCTCGGTCACCTTTGAAGGCCTGGTGTACATCGCGGAAAGCGCGGCCGGGCCGGCCTTCGGGACGGTCAACGTCTACGTCGTGCCGGACCCGAGCTCTGGCCTCATCGTGAGCGACACCGAACCCGTGACGGCCTCGGGTGACGGCTACGGCCAGGGCATTGTGTACGGCGGCGACCTGTACTGGAGCTTTCGCGACGGCACCGTTCCGACCCAGAAGATTAAGATTTTCTCGGGCGGGGCCTGGAGCGACGATCTTGACCTGGTCGCGACGTTCTCCACGCCGTCGACGGCCGTGCCGGAAGTGCCGTTCATCTTCGGGGCCGATCTGTTCTGGCCCTACAAAGACGGCGCGGCCGGCTTCCTGCTGAAAAAGTCGGGTGGCGTCTGGAGCCAGGTCCTCACCAACAAAAACCTCCGCGGGTTCGGCGGGGTGGTCTCGTGAGCTTCTACCTCGCGCAGGCCGGCTCGGCGCTCCAGGCGATTTCGACCGATGGGTCGACCATCGTGACTCTCACGCTCCCGGCCGGCGTCACCATCGACGCGACGAAGCGCGGGTGGTTTACGGTCCTCAATCACAGCGTGCAGTTCTTCTACGCGCCGTCGATCAATCTGCTGATTCTGCCGGCGAGCCTGACGGTCATTCCGTTGTCGATTCTCGCCCCGACCAGTGGGCCCACGCTCGCGGTGGGGGCCGGGACCGGGCTGACGGGGACCTACCGCGCGGCCGTCTCGTACATCATCAAAGACGCCGACGGGAACACGATCAACGAAAGCCCGCGGACCGACATCAGCCCGGCGATCACCCTCGCCAACAACAGCCTCGAGTACGACAACCTGCCAATTCCGACGGATCCGAGCGTCACCGGCCGCCGGCTGTACCGCACGGCCGCCGGCGGGACGGACCTGTTCCAGGTGGTCGACATCGACGACGTGGTGACGACGACGTTCGACGATTCGACCAGCGACGACGATCTGGAGCTCCTCCCGGCCGACCCGACGATCGAAGCGCCGCCGGGCGCCGCGCCCGGCACGGCCATCCAAATCGCGGTCGTCCACAAGGAGCGGATCTTTGCGGTCGGCGCGGGCCGGAACGAACGCGACGAAGTGATCTGGTCCGAAGTCGGCAAGCCCTACGCGTTCGCGTCGGATAACGGCCTCAACGCGCCGCCGGTGGGCGTCGACACGTTCGGGGTGACGGGCTTTCTCAGCCGGCGCGACTCGCTCGGCTGCATCAAGCGCCGCTCGTTCAATCGCTTGATTGGCGACACGAACGAAGACTTCGGGATGCTCAACGACCGGAACGAAATCGGGTGCTACGCGCCGCACTCCTGCGTCGTGATCGACAACCAGGGGTACTTCCTCGGGATCGACGGCGTCTATCGCTGGAACGACGACGGCGTCGTCTGCATCACCGAGGACACGGTCGATGGGTGGTTCACCTCGGACACGTTTTTCAACCGGACCGAGTTCCCGAACGCCATCGGCGGCTGGAACAACGTCGTCAACGCGTACGTCCTGGGCCTCTGCTCGCCGGGCTCCACAGCCATCGATCGCTGGGTCAAATTTATGATCGACGCGAACAACGGCCGCGGCGAGTGGCTGGGCCCCGACGAGACGGACGCGTTCGATTCGACGATTCGCGCGCGCCTCACTGATGCCAATGGCGTCGTGCGCTCGGCCATCGGCGCCGCCGACGGGTTTGTCTACCTCGAGAACGCGAACCAGCCCAAGGACACCGAGGGCGACCTCGGCAGCGGGCCGGAAGACTTCCCGATCGACAGCGTCGTGTTCCCGCGGTTCCACTTCGAAAACGACCCGAGCCAGGAGCACGTCTGGGGCCGGCTGTTCCTGGCGTACCGGCAGGAGGACGCCGGCGTGCTGGAAGTCACGCCGTACGTGGGCGACGTGAAGGTCGAAGGCGACCAGGTCACGCCGGACGGCTCCATCGCGCAAACCGTGATCGATGTCGACCTGACGCTCGATCACACGTTCACGCGCCGCTTCCGCGTCGGCCGCGTCGCGACGATGAAATTCCAGACCGCGGCCGCCGAGACCGGCCAGTTCTACCAGTGGCTGATCTACGGCTACAACCTGCCCGTCTTCTCGGCGGGCACCCGGAAATAGGCTGTGGCGAACCAGGGGACGCGCAGCGCGCTCCGGTGGCCGATTCCGCGGACCTGGGCTCCCGAGACCGCGCAGTCGATCGAAGATAACTTTCTCGCGATCTTTTCCTCGGTCGCGACGCTCCAGACGCAGATCACCGCGGCCGGCGGAGGGGGCGGCGGCACGGCCGCCAGCAACATCCTCACGCTCAACCCGGCGGCCGGGGATCTCATCTTCGGCGTCTCGGCCGGCGTGTTCGGCCTCCTCCCGTTTGTCGCGACCGCGCAGCGCGCCCTGGTCAACGACGGCGGCTCGCCGTCCTGGGGCCAGATCGACCTGTCGACCGGCGTCACGGGCAACCTGGGCGTCGCGCATCTCAACAGCGGCACCGGCGCCAGCGCGAACACGTTCTGGCAGGGCGACGCGACCTGGGCGTCGATCGATCTGTCGACGGCCGACGTCACGAACACGCTGCCGGCGACCAAGGGTGGGACCGGCCAGTCGACGGTCGCGCTGGGCGACACGCTCTACGGCTCGGCGGCCAACGTCTGGTCGAAGCTCGCCTTTGTCACGACCGCGACGCGCTACCTGGCGAACACCGGCGGCGGCGCGACCATCCCGGCCTGGGACCAGGTCAACCTGTCGAACGGCGTGACCAACACGCTCCTCACCGACCACGGCGGGACCGGGCTCACGACCTACACGGCCGGCGACGTGCTGTACTACGCGACCGGGACGGCGCTTTCGAAGCTCGCCTTCGTGAGCACGCAAAAGCGGTACATCGGGAACAGCGGCAGCGGCAACACCGTCCCCGACTGGCAGCAGGTCGATCTGGGGGTGGGCGTGACCGGGGTGCTGCCGGGGACGAACGGCGGGACCGGCTTGTCCACGACGGCGGTGGGCGACCTGCTCGTCGGCGTCACCTCCAATGGGTGGTCGAAGCTCGGCTTTGTGTCGACGGCGACGCGCGCGCTCTGCAACACCGGCGGTGGCGGGACGCCGACCTGGGACACCGTCAACCTGGCCAACGGTGTCCAGGGCAACCTGGGCGTCTCGCACTTGAACAGCGGGACGAGCGCCAGCTCCTCCACGTTCTGGCGAGGCGACGGCACCTGGGCGGCGCCAGCGTCCACGTACGGTTTCGATTATGTCGCGCAGCCCTTCTTCCTGTGGCTGGCGAATATTTCGAACACCGTGCTTGGGATCGGCATCGCGAATCCCACAGCGACGGGCACGAACGGAATTGAGTTTCACAACGACGCCAGGTACAACGCCGTCATCACGACCACATCGGCGGCCAGCCAGGTCGGGCACTCTGGCGGCTCGGCCATGCTCGCGACGGACTGGCCCTGGAAAATCGAATTCGTCATTTACAGCGACCCCACGGCCGTCACGACCGTCGTGTACTACTTCGGCGTTTTTACGAGCGTCCCCTCGGCGACCAACGGCGCGATCACCACGCGCCACCTAGGGATCCGGTTTGTGGCGGGGACTGACACGACCTGGACCGGGACGTCCGCCGATGGGACGACCCAGCACACGACGAGCATTACAGGGTCAACGGTCGCGGCGGCGACGCGGTACGTCCTCACGATTCGCTTTGATCCGACGGGCACACCGACGGTGTTTTTCTCGGTCAACGGCGGCGCGGAGGTCTCACACACCGCGAACATTCCGGCGACCGGGAACGCCTTCGGCATTCCGCAAGCCTCCGTCGTGAACAGCAGCGCCGGGGGCGCCGGGACGGCGCGCGGGTACGCGATCGCCCGGATGCAATGCTTGACCGGGGCGTCGGCGCGCTAAAGCAGGAGTAAACTACGCAGCCATGCGAGTCAATCGTCGCGCGTTTGAACGGACCACGATGAAGATCGATCGCGGCCAGGGGCCGCTCACGGTCCAGGATCTGCAGGACATCTTCGGCGGCGACGCCGTCCAGGCGCTCCTCTCGAAAGGCGCGGCCCCGGCGCACTGTCGCAAGTGCGGGGCGGCCCTGCCGGAGCGTCGACCGATCACGCTTGCCGGTGGGTACACCGTCGAATTGTGCGACGACTGCCACAACGGCTGGCTCGAGGTCGCCCAAGCGGACGCGCGGTCGGTGACCTGGCTCCGCGAGAACCGCCGGCTCCAGCAGCTCACCCAGGCCGGCAAAACAATCGCGGAAGTCGACGACCTAAAATTGATGCGCGCCGCGCAGGCGATGTTTCGGTTCGCGCGCGACTACGTGCGGGAACGACCGAAGGTGACGAAAGGATCCTAACCATGGCGGCCTTGTACGGGAGCAATGACCGGGGGCAAGTCGTCAGCAACAAGCCCAAGCAAAACCCGATGGTGCCGGGCGCGCCCGACTACTACGCCCAGCCCATGGAGATTCCGACGGATATGTTCGGGAACCCGACCGGCGTCCGCCGGCCGGTCAGCCCGACCTACACGACGGACCCGAACACCGGGTACCAGGATCGCTTCGACCCGGTCACCGGCACCTGGTCCCCGATTGGCGGCGGCGGGAGCGGCAGCGGCACGCGGCGCACGTCCGGCGCCGGCGGCGAGCTCTCGGCGAGCGACAAACTGGGCCCGGCGTCGCTGGCGGCCCTCCAGCAGCTTTACCAGCCCACGCCGCTCCCGGACGCGCCGGGCGATTTCACCGCGCCATCGCGGCCCATCAGCGGGCCCGAGGAGACGCAGGCCGAGGCCGCGGCGCTCACGACCGCGCGCGAACGCAGCGGCCGCCGCTCGCAGGCGGCGCTCCGCACGCTGGCCGGCCTGGACGCCGCCAACGGCCGGTACGGCTCGCGGCTCGAGCACGCCGACCAGCGCAGCATCCTCGAGTCCGGGCTCTCGGATATGAACGACACCGAGCGCCAGCTCCTCGAGAACCGCGCCAACCGCAACGCGAGCATCAGTGACCAGGATTTCAGTGCCGCGGACCGCGCCGGCGAGCTGACGTACAACACCAAGAGCCAATTCCCGATGCAGCTCTATGATGCGCGCATTCGGGATAAGCAGCGCATCGCGACGCTCCTCGGGTCGTTCGGGCTGATGTACTAGCCATGGCGACCCCCAAAGGCGGCGGCTCGTCGTCGGCGCTCCAAGCCCTCGCAGCCCTGGCTCAGGGCCTGCCCGAGGAAGAAGGCACCACGCCCGGCGTCCGGCAGCCCGAGCTCAATCGGGACCTCTCGAGCCCGGACACGCCGGCCTCGACGCGCGCGCTCCAGGAACTGCTCCGGCAGAAAGGACGGGTCTACTGATGCAGGGCTTTCAGGACAAGACGAGCTGGCTCGGGCGGAACCCGTACATGGCCGGCGCCAACGGGCGGCCGAGCCTCTCGGCGCTCTCCAAGCTGTCGCAGCTCCAGGGCGTCTCGCCGACCGACGCGCCGTACTCGGACGAGGAGTCCGAGCTCGCCTTTGGCCAGCAGGCCGACGAGGCCGAAGGCCGCATGAACGACTGGGCGGCGAGCGGCGGCGCGACCATGAGCCCGATGCAAGAGCGCGCGCGCGGGAACGCCCTCGGCGGCGGCCAGTGGGCCGATTTCTCCGACGCGCTCGATCGCTCGCAGCTCATGGCGGCCAATCGCGGCCTCAAGTCGCGCATCGACCTGATTGGCCAGGGCCCGGGCACCGGGACCGGGCTGGGGCGGTGGTCGGCGCAGCAGGGCCACGCCAACCCATTCGGGTCCTTCTCGAGCACCGAGCCGGACGTCGACGTCGAAGGGCTGACCAGCGACGCGTCGACCGGCCCGGACCCGTACACGCGTAGCACCGCACTCCAGGCGCTCCGGCGCCTGTTCGGGAGGTAGTCCGATGCCGCAGGCGTACCGAGGGAAAGCCATTCTGCCGCAGTCGCTGGCCGCCCTGGCCGCCCTGGGCGGGGACGGCGGCGACGTCGGCCTGGGCCCGGGCGGGGGGATTTTCGCGACCATGCGCCCCGGGCTCCGCAACGCGCTCTCTGACGCCGCCGGCGAGCAGGCCCTGTCTGACCTGGAAGACCGGCAGCCGACCGTCTTCCACCGCCCCGGCTCGAGCGTGCTCCCGGGGTTCTTGGGCCAGCCGATGGACGAGGTCTACGACCCGGACACCGACGCGCCCATCGCGGCCGCCGAACGCGACCGGCAGCGCGCCGCGCGCGCCGTCGACTACGCCAACAGCGAGGCCGACATCTACGACCCGCTCCAGGCCACCCGGGAACAGCGATTGAAAGATATTGGCGCGGCCGGCGATCTGTCGCGCTACTGGGACCCGTCCGAGCAGGCGCGCCAGGAGCAGGAATACGGCCGCAAGTACAACCTGACGACCGAGCCCGCGCGCATCGCGGCCGGGAACCGCTTGGACGTCGCCGGCGTGACCGGGGATGCGAAAGTCGACGCCGCGCGCGCCGGGCGCTCGCTGCCGAATTTCGCGGCGCTCTTCAAGTCGATCGCCGACACCTACCCGAAGGACCCGCGCACGGGCGAGGCCCAGCTCCCGCCGCAGATTCAGACCCTGCGCGACGCGCTGACCAACTTCGCGGGCCAAGGGGTGAGCACGCCCGCGCCGGCGCCGGCCGTTCCGTCTGGGCCGCCGCTCACGCCGGGGCAAATGCAGGTTCTGACGTCGAAGCTCCTCGACGAGGGCTACTCGGCCGACGAAATTCGCGCGTACCTGCGCCAGCGGAAC